TTCTCACCATGCTTGCAATTATTGCATTCGACTTCGTATTGTGTGATTCTTTCGCTGACTCTTAAGCAAGTCACTGTATATTCAAATATACCTGACATTGCAACAGCTCTATATAGTTTAGTTCCTAGTTCTATCTTATCCATTTTAAGCCTCCTGTATCTTTCTAAAAGCACATTTACGCCAAGCAAAGTAGGATCCATCATCTAATTGTGCGACCATATTATTCTTCTTATCGAATTTGTGAAAGAAACAACCATCTATTACATTCCCCTTAAGATCAAGAATTCGACCAAATTCATCTAATCCTAATTTAGAATGATCTATTACAGTACCTAGGCGACCATCGTTAGGTGATGCTGATACAATACAAACTCTGTCACCTATTTTTGCATATCCTGGAATATAAATAGATTCAAGTTCTTGAGGAGTTAATCTTCTCAATGTTCCAATTTCTTGTTCTAACATTTTAAGCCTCCTATATAGCTTCAGGTAATTCAGTTAAAACTTCTTCGGCATCGACATCTATATCACATATATCAATGTCCTTTGATTTAGAATATAGCTCTTTAAATTTGTTCGCTAATTCTACTGTTGAAAATATACCTAAAGGCTTATAATCATGACTACTATATAGATGCACAGTATATACTTTCATTTTAAGCCTCCTAAAGTTATAAACACTTCCTACTTATGTCTTTAGTATACAACACCTAAATAGTCATGTCAATAGATACTATATAAATATTCTACTGATTTTTATGATTTATTTTTCAGGTTAATTTGTTTGATTAGTTCTGATATATGTTAGAAAAGTTATGACTGATCCTAATTTTAATGAACTTGTTCATAACCTCGTCTGAAAGAACAGATGCATAATGATTGATGGCCTGAGATTGATTAGCATGAAGTTCATAGACAATGCTATTATGAATCATAAGTGAAATATCTATTTCATGTGACGATCCATGTAATACAAAATATTTATTTGCATATAAATCAAAGACTAAAGGAACATCACCGAATTGTTCATACATTTCAGCGGTTGTGATTGCATTAGTCATATATTACCTTTTGTTATATGCTGAAAGCCTTCTATTAAAGCTACCTGATTTCGACATCCAAGTTTTTATCTCCTGCACAAGAATATCAGAATGTACTGATAAAGCAGTTATTTTTATAACAGGAAGATCGCTACCAATTATCACAAAGTCTCTGGCTATAAACTGTCTATCACCAAATGATGATCGAATGGTAAGATCTAACTCTTTATGAACTAGATCAAACTTATGTTCGATACAATTTTCAGCTAGATATTCTTTGTCCTCTACTATATTTTTAGCTTCCCATTTATTTGGGTTGTTGGCTAGTTCTTGAGCCACTTCTCTTGTATTATCATTTTAATCTCCTAGAAATTGAACCCAGATTCATTGACTGTATAGATAAGCCCATTTTCAAAGCATTTATATGTTGTTTTATCGGGCACATCAGCACTTCCCTGAGTATAGCTAGTGACCCTACAGTCATGCTTCTTCTTGAATATTTCCCAATTAGACTTTGGTTGTTCTACCTTTGGTAACCAAATAACCAGAATAGCGACCGAAATAAGTAGAAAGAAAAGTACTTTCATGATTTTATCCTTTGATTATTGTGAATCGATTATTAAATTCATCTTTGTAGTGTAGGTCGATGACTGATGAACTTCTAAAAGGGCCACTAGATATGCATTCTCCGTAATATTCTTCCTCTACCTCGATGAAGTCTCCCTTCATTACGTGGAATTCTCCTTTACTATATTGAGTATCGCAATAAAATAGTTTGCCGCCATTGGTTATGTACAACTTTCTTTGGCGATTCCCATATTCGCTTGTATCGAATCTTTCGACTATCTCAAGAGCTTGCTCTTTTGTTCCATTAAATTCTATAACAAATCTCTTTTGTTTTGGTCGAATTTCTTGTAATTGTAACATTTTATTCTCCTCAACGATTACTAAAATTCTTTACTTATAACAATAGTAACATATCTAAAACAATAATCAAGTCTAAAATACACATAGATAAATAGTAATATAAGTATTTCTAGGGTTATTATGCTAAGTTTATTCAAAACACACAAAGGCAAAGACTATAAGTTTATAGACGATATTATTAAACAACAGTTTAATATCGGCGGAACTTTATTACTAGTTCATCGTTACCAAGGACCACATTTTCAAGGCGAGCTTAAAGATGAAACACAACCTATGCCTGAGGAAGAACTGAATGAATTAAACATTCAAGATCTATTATTCCTTGAAAACCGTGACAGAAAGTATAGTCAAGACATTATTGAATTAAAAGGGCATTATCAGGTTTCTGATCTAGAGTTTAATCTAAGTCAATTCGGATTGATGTTTACTAGCAATTCACTTTATATAAATGTACATCTTAATGAAATGATTGCTAGAATTGGCAGAAAGCTGATGGCTGGTGATGTTATAGAGTTAGTACATAGAAGGGACGATGCTCTATTAGATGAAGCAAGGCCAGCCATAAATGCTTTCTATGTCGTTAAAGATGCTTCGAGGCCAGCTGAAGGCTATTCTATTACTTGGTATCCGCATATTTTTCGGGTGAACGTAGAACCCCTAAAAGATTCGCAAGAATACAAAGATATTCTAGATAAAGAAGACGAAGAAGGCAACAGACTAAAGGATATCATCAGCACATACAAGAAAATAAGCGAAGTATCAGATTCCATTGCAGAGCAAGCTCATAAAGAAGTTAGTAAACGTAATTTTGACTCACAACACTATTATGTCAAAGGCGGAGGGAAAAATCAACCTACTGATAATTTAATTCCTTGGATATTTAACCAAGATAATATCCCGCCAAATACCAACGATATCGTACCATCGGGCAGAAGATTCCCGCAAAGTCCAATTGATGGTGATTATTTTGTTAGGACGGATTATCATCCAGCTAGACTATTTGTTAGAGAAAACAGCAAATGGAAGGCTCTAGAAGAAAATTGGCGAACAGAATATACTAGCTCAAATAAGGTTCTAGAAGAATTCCTAAACAATGAAAAGATCGAAACATATGGTCCTTATCCAGAAGATAAAGAACCAGAGAAACAAGCATTAAGTAAGGTTGTATTACCTAGGGCAAAAATACCTCAAGAAAACGAGGTAATTCGCATAGTAGATGATTTAAATCCAGAAGGAGACTGTGAATAAAATGCAAACAAGCCAACGTGGAATCAATTTAATAAAGAGTTTTGAAAGTTTTAGATCAAATCCTTATTTGGACGCGGTAGGGATTCCTACTATAGGCTATGGTTCCACCAGAGGTGTTACTATGGATATGGATCCAATAACAGAAAGCCAAGCTACACAAATGCTAATGGATGATCTAGGTTCTTTCGAAAATGTGATCAATAACTATGTTATTCAACCACTTAATCAAAATCAGTTCGATGCCTTGGCCAGTTTCGTATATAATTGCGGACCAGGTAATTTTGAGAATAGCACTATGTTAACAATGCTCAACAATGCGGATTACGATTCAGCCGCAGAACAATTCTTACGTTGGGACAGGGCCGGTGGGCAAGTTATTCAAGGACTTCTCAATAGGCGCCAAACCGAACGTAATCTATTCTTGAGTATTGTCTAATGGTTAGAAAACTACCAAACCATAAATTCTTTTTTGATAATCAGCTTAGAACTATATTCCTACATTTTGTTAGAATATTTAATGGTTTCCAAATCAAAGAAGGTCGTGATGCCAATGGTTTTGAGTCATTGAAACGAGTTCCAGCACTTTGGGGGGATGGTTCTAGACAAGCACATAACATCATAATTGAGAACTCAGAGAACACTATGATGAGTATCCCGCGCATCTCTTGTTACGTAACTGGCTTAGCGATGGCTAGAGAAAGGGCAAGTTATTCTGGTAATCAAGATGATATGTTAGTAGCTGAAAGGAAGTTCGATAGAGAAGAAGAAACTTACGAAGGCACACAAGGAAGAGATTATCACGTTACTCGATTAATGATGAATCCTCTTGATATTACTATGAAAGTTGATATAGTAACAAGTAATCTAGATCAAAAATGCCAATTATTTGAACAGATCTACATGGTGTTTAATCCAATGTTGGAAATGCAGGTTTATTCTAATCCTCTACATTGGACGCCTATTAAAAGAGTTACCTTACAAGAGATAGAATGGGAAAGCCAATCTATACCTCATGGTGCAGATGATGAATTGAATATCATGAGCTTTATATTCAAAGTAGAAGCTGATATCAATCCTCCTGCTAGAGTTAAGAAACAAAAATTGATTCACACTATTATTCAAGAACTAGGATTCGAAGCTAGTCTAGATGATTCCTTTTGTGAGGATGATGATAAGTTTTATAATATTACTACTCCAGGTAATCATACGATCAGAGTTGAAGATGGACAAATTACATTGCTTGGTCCATATAAGAACTTAATTGATCCAGCAACTAACGCAGTATATAGCTGGCCACAGCTAATTGATATGTATGGCGAATTACGCGATGGCTATAATAAAATAAGACTTAGATGGGTTAGTGATATTAATGATGATAGTGAAGATATCATAGGTTATATATCTTATGATCCTGATGTTGATAATATATTACTGTTCACTGTAGATCCAAATACATTGCCCGGAACTACTTTATCGCCTATTAATGCTATCATTAATCCTCATATTAGTTTACCTGGCCATGGATTACCGGCTGATGCTACTGGGCAAAGATATATGCTGACAGAAAGCATTGGTTCAGGAACAGATGCTTGGGGTACTTTATCAGCAGAACTCAATGACATAATAGAATATAATGGATCTAATTGGGTTGTATCGTTAGATGCAGCAACAACTGACACTATAGAAGTAGTAGCTGACCTATCAACTGGTAGAATATTTAGGTTAGTTAACCATAATTGGGTTGATGCTATTAACGCTGATTACCTAGCTGGTTATTTTAGATTAATGATCTAGGAATTTTTATGAGTGACATTAAAGCTGCTGGCGCAATGTTTATAAGTCTTAATTCAAGAAGACTATTCATGAACTATAGGTCAAATAATGTAAAGTCTCCTAATGTGTGGGGATTTATTGGCGGCAAAATTGAATTGGGCGAGAAAGTTCTAAAAGGTTTAAGTAGAGAAATAAAAGAAGAAATAGGCTTTATTCCGCCATATAAGAAAGTAATTCCATTAGATGTTTTTAAATCTAATGATCAAACATTTACTTATTTTACATTTGCTGTAATGGTAGAAAAGGAATTTATTCCAAGACTTAATAAAGAATCTGGTGGATATGGGTGGTTTGATCTAGATTGTCTGCCTAGGCCGTTACACCAAGGAGTAAAAGCTGTTTTGCTACAGGCAGACTTTTCTAGAAACTTTAGTGAGATGATTGATGATTACAGATAGTTATCTTCTATGAGAAATATAGATAAGTAAAAGTATTATAATTAAAGCAAGCATTCTACTCCCCTAAAATTTAATTTTATAATTAATAACCGGACCACCAGAAGCTACTACACCTAGATCTCCGATGCTTCTATCCCATATAACAAACTCAACTGATCTATTTGGATTATTCACAAAATGATACTCGACTGCTGGTTTCCATAGTTGCATTTTAAAATCTATATTTGGTGATATAAAAATGCTATAAGCTGGTTTTGGTTCTCTGATACTAGTCATAGGTGATTGAAAGTCATCTAAGAACAACATTCTGCTAGAAACACCTGATTTATCTCTTCCGTGGTAATATTCTGTGTAATCTTTAGTGTATTCATAAGATGGACTATCATACATATGTATGGTATCTTCGCCCATATATGGCTCTGTATCTCTTTTAGCTATTAGAAATCTAGTTGTTCCGAATATATCTATTGGAACAATCTTAGCATAGTCATCACCGTCAGTATATTCTTGATCTAGTAACGAAGCGTGATAATTAGGGTGTAGATTTAAATCAATATTATCGTTGCCTGAGTCTTCAGCTTTGCAACACATACTTATTAAGGCAAATATACAGAATACCACTAGTATAAGTTTCTTCATCTTTCTTTCCAGTTTTTAATTTTATTTTAACAGAAATTAACAGGAAAGTCTAGAAGAATATTTGGTCATAAAAATACCCCTAATAGAATTAACTAGAAGGGGTATTTAAAGACTAGTTTGCTTAGCCAAATACTATAGCAAAAGCAATAGCATCTGAACTATCCGGAGCCGAGGTCGGAATAGCTTGCCAACCGCTAGTACGATAATATTCTAGATTATCTATATCTGTATTGTATCTTGTCATACCAGTTTGTACTGAACCTGGTCTTTGTGCTGTACTTCCTTTAGGTACTATGATGCTGCCAGTTGTGTTAATGGTTAAAGTTTGAGAATCGGAACTCAAACTATTTAAAACGTTATCAATAGTAATAGACATTAATTCAATCCTCTTATATTATGAAGCGACAATTGTTAAGCGAACCACTGCGTCCCACTTGATCGTCTTGCCAGCTGCGCCTGTAACCTGTATCAACAAGCTTTTATTTGTATTGTCTGCACTAACAGCTACAGTATACCCGCTGGCTGCTGATGTCTGACTTATGTTTTCGATTAACATGCCAGGGTCTAATGTTACTGTATTGGCTGTATTATCTAGCATCCCAGTTACTCTAAAGCTATGACGTTCACCCGAAACATCAGTTCTACGAGCAATAATAGTAAGTTCAAATAACCAGTCTGTATTATTAGGAATAACTAAACGACTATTAGTAGTGCCATTTAACCACATTTCACTAGTTGTAGCGTCGCTAGTGATGCGATTCATAAAGTATTCTTGTTGAACTGCTAAAGGAACACTAGAAGCAGGGCCAACTAAATCCCATTCTGCACCATCCCATACATATAAAGTATTAGTAGCAGTATTGAACCAAAGATTACCCTGGGATAGATTAACCGAAGGAGCTGAACTAGCAACTAATGGATTACTTACTTTTTGAAAGGTTTGTGTGTTTTCATCAATACATACATATAATTGATTATCTGTAGTATTAAACCAAGCTTGGCCATTGATTGGGTTTGCTGGAGGAGTGCTATTA